ATATAAATGTGAGTAATTAGTGGTTAGGCACTAAAACGATGGCCAATCGATGTCCTCACAAATATATCTATGTGATTTCACTTACATTATATCACACTTTATAAAAAATTAAATAGCAAATGTTTTTTATAAAAGCATAACAAAAAGCACACCGATAACCACCATTCTAGGTTATCGGTGCGCTTTCAGCGAAAGGAGCCACAAAATGAGTACATCCACCTTGATTATATCAACACATATCTTAAGATTCAAGTGCCTGTTTCAAAATATCACGATATTCCTCCACATTTTCAGACAAGGATTTTTGAAGATAATGAACCGCACCCTTCCTTCTGTGTGTTCCTGTTTCGATTCCTTCTGCATATTCAAGGTTTGTTCCAACATACATTGATTTATCATCTTCTGCATGAGAAATCGAATTCCGAAGATTACCGGTCAATTCATACGGCAAATTGGTCTGTGAATAAACAGTATCGGTAAGAATATCTTTTGCATGACCTTCGGCAATTTCACCCATAGCAAACAGGGCATTCCTGATCTGCTCTTCCGTTGCGTTTTTTATCTCATCAATATGGCTGACTACTTGAACACTAATTTCCTTTGCCATGTCTGAACCCCACTATATGACTTTTCATGCTACATCTGCAATTATAGACTTCCGATGGATCTCCTGTCGGATCTCCAGGATACATCAATTCATTATCAAAGGCCTCATCAACATCGACTTCGACACCATTCAATTCTGCGTGACTTTCTCTTGTCTTCTCATCCTGCACCGCCATCCACACTTTCTTCATGATGATACCATCTTTTGTTGCTCTGTCATAACTATCTTGGCGGCCTTTACATTCCGCACCTGTCACCATTGTTCTTGCGTTTCGGATGGATGACTTCTCATCCATAGTAGTTACGGATTGAAGTCTTAAAGCAATCTTATCCACACTTTCACCTTGAATGATTCCTTGTAAGACCTGACTATTAATAGCCTTGATGTTCCAAGCCATATCTTTAGGAACATCAAGCTTCTTCGGAAGTAAAGAAATTTCACCATTGGTAATCAGATTCTTTACTGTGGATTCATTCACCAAATTGAATGAATAGCCTCTTACTCCCCTTGCATCAATAGCCATCTGATTGTAATTGATGGTATAAATCTTCGGCATCTGACCATTGATATATGCAAGTGCGGTTTCATTCGCATGGGAAATCTGTGCGGCCGTTTGGTCTATCATATCTTTGTAATACCGATTTTTGAGAGTATATTCACGGAGCTTAATACCATATGCTTTGCCGGTCTTACGAATCAGCTTTTCATCACCTGACTTTTTCGCTTCTTCGTAAGCCTTGTGCAAAGCATCCACTTGTGGTTTAACCTCATCCATATACTGATTCCATTTATGGAATATATCGGCATTGGCTTCACGATAGATTTTAGATATTTCCTTCTCCATCTGAAGAAGAGCCTTGTCCGTTTCCTTCCGAGCCTTGTCCATCTACATCATCCTCATCCGTAATAAATCTGCTTGCCTCTTCCTTCACTCTCTTATCCAAGATATCCGGAATTTCATCTGTTGAGATAAAAGGCAGATGCTGAAGAATGGTTTCATCGTCAAGATATTGAGCCGCTGAAAGAACCATCTGTGTTTCTTCGGTTTGGTTCACAACCACAGACCTTTTAAATGTCGGATCGTCTTCGATTCCTGCAAGCTCCAAGATTCCTTGTATGAATTCAATCACACAATATTCAAAATCATCGGTCTTCTGATTAAGCGGTTCATATGCGGCACGGATTGCCGTTGCCACAGTATTTCCGTTTGCAATCGCATCTGTATCAAGTGCCATTGCATCTTTGATAAGATCCTTTTCAAGTCTTGTCAGATATGTTTCTCTTGCGGTAACAGGAACATCGATTGTATGTGCTTCTGCTTTTGCACCACCTTCTCCACCATCAACAACCGCCGCTTTTACTGTCTTCATATGCTGAATGAAATTGGCAAGATCCAAATCATCCATTCCACCTGCGTTTGTTATTGTCCAATAGATAAGCGAAGCATCATCCACATCGTTTGCAAATCCGGATTCAATCAAATCATAGCAATCAATCTTCGGTTGCCAAGATTCAATCTTGCATACATGATCTTGATTGCCCCATAACGGAACAATGGGAAATCCAGGATAATTCTCACCGCCATAAATCTCTGTTCCATCAGCATCCGTTGTTCTTGTCTTAAGGATGTATGCCCTTTTCGGCTTATACTCTACAAGATAAGGATCGTCTTTTCTCTTGATATATTCCGTGTAACCATCCATTTCATACAAGGTTACACGAAGAGGCTTATCGGATGCAATCTGCCAAAATCTGATTCCTGCTTTCAAGGAACCGTCTTCTTCATCAAGAAGCGGAACAAACTCAACCAATTCAAAAACATCAATATGGTCAAGATTCCAAAAGCCGAATGCTTCACCTTGAGTAAGTGCAATCTTACCAAGCTTCTGAATCCTGGTATCAAAGGCCTTTTTCTTTGTTCCAAGCTTACTCTTAACGGACATATCATCAAAATCAACGCCATTACCGAGAAGGTATTGATTTTCCTGCACGTTGAATCTGTTATAGAAATTGCTAGGAAGTTTGTGTTGTGCGCTGAAGTTATCAGGCACGGCATTTCCGGACATCGTATATAACAATTTACGATATCTCATTATTGTTGTGTTCTGTTGCTTATCATAAAGCTTGCCTTTAACGGCTGACCGATAAGCATCGGAATTCTTGTGGTCATTGATTGCCGCAATTAAGAATTCCTTCAATTTCTTGTCATTATCGATGACTTCTTGAAGATCCTCAAATGTTTTCATTCTTCATCCTCCTACAAAAACAAGCATCCATTCATTTCTTCTTCGCTTCGCTCTTTCTTTGCCCAATTCTTGCGAATCAAAGATGCCAATGAATCCGGACAATCATCGTGTTCTGCATCTTCATTATAATCGCATATCTGATTTATGTATTCTTCATCCGTACCTTCGACAAAGATGATATCATTCCAAGCACTCTTCAGATATGTGCTTATTTTTAAAAATTTGTTCATATCTTCGTGATAAGCCACAGACCGAACACCTTTCTTCTTCAGATCCTTGTTCAGATAGCCTTTATCACCATTAGTTTCATTGTACAGTTTTCCGCATTGGTTTTCCTGCCACAATTGTACAATCTTATCCTCAACATCGTCAACGTGTTTTCGCCAACATTTGCCAAGAACATAATACTTACCGCCTTTCTTGTTACAGATTGTAAAAGCGGTATAATCTTCGCCATCATAAGCCGCATCAACGTGTGCGCATCCTTGCAAAATAAATGACGGATCTGCTCCTGTCTGTGGATCCCAAAATAAAACATCTTCCGATGCGATGTGTTTTAATTCATAGTTAGCCGCAAACAAAGACCTGGTCATTTTCGACTTTATCAATTCAATTTCTTCATCGGAAATAAGGCCTGTTTGCTTATAATCCCACTTTTCAGCTTCAGGCATTAACGAAAAAGCATCATCTTTGTGCCAAGGTGTTCCGGTGTTGAAGATTCTACCATCACGATTCTTGATGTTCTGCAATTCTTGGTAGATTGCTTTTGTATGATCCCTTTCGGCCTTGGATGTTCTATCCTTCAAGTTTACAATATCATCCGTGAATATGATATCGAAGTGCTTACCTGTTATTGATGCTCCGATACCCATACCAATTAACTGTGATGTTCCCTTGACATCTGTGGTAAGATTTGTGCTTAACTCATTCGCATTATCAACAGTAAGTTTGAGCTGAACACCATAAATGGCAGAAACAAAAACCTGCATATGCGGATCTAGCAGGATGTTCCGAACCTGCTTGATGATTTCCTTAACATCATCATCCGTTTTACGCATGAAAAGAATGCGCTTGTTCGGTAACAGAATCATCAGCAATGCCAGGACAATCGAAACACAAGTAGTCTTGTAAGATCCTCTGTGTGCTTGAAGTGTTTCATCCTTCTTGGATGTCATCATTTTAATCATCCAGGCATTGTGAAGTAATGTTAATTTCTTAAATCCAAGAAGATGACCAAGCTTATATGGTTTTGTTTTTAAAAACTTAACCGCTTCACTCCGTGTCATCATTCATCATCTGCTCCACTTCATCAATAACCGCCTGATCTACTTCAGCAAACATAATCTTATCAACAGGTTTTTGACCAGATGTATCTCGCAATAATTCAAATGCCCTGGTATCACCATTGAGGGCCTTTTTGAATAAAGCCGCACTTGTAGCTTCAGCGCCTGTTATTTTCTTACCATCTTTTGTTTGAATTTTTTGTGCAAGTAAAATCTCAAGACAATCTTTCAAAAGTGCCTTATTTCTTCTTGCCTTGCCGGATGCCTTACCACCTGCCGATCCTCTTTCTTTTGCGGTTTCTTTATTAAATTGAACACCAATTGTTGTACCCAATCCTTCCGGACCTCGTTTTCCATTAGCCATCTATCCTCACCGCCTTCTCTCCTGTCAGATTCTCCCATCTTTGCAAAATTACATCACTTGTCTTTAATTCACATTCTTTTATGTGCATCACATTCATTCCTTTTGATTTCAAGTATTTATCTTTCCTTGTGTCTTTTTCTTTAACATCGGGCAAGGAATGCCAATAATCTCCATCAACCTCAATGACCGCATTATATTTCGGCAAATAGAAGTCTGCCCAATATTTCCCGATTTTATATTCTTGTTTGTACACCACACCGACTTTATCAAGAAATTCTCGCATAATTTTTTCAGGTGTTGTTTCAAGCCTTGACCGCATATAACAATCATGACTGCAATATATCTGCCGTCTATCCTTGAAGTCACCAGTTGCCCGATATTCTTTACCGCATACAGGACAAATACCAACCCTTGCCCTTTGCGTATGAGGATAATGCTTGCCTTTTTTACCGCCCTTCGGCATATATTTGTAACGGCATTTTTGTGAACAATATTTTTTACTCAATCTATCTGGATGAAACCATTTTCCACATTCACATTGATTCCAACCTTGAAATCTTCCTTTACCACATTTTTGGCAAGTTGAGTTTTTGTGCTTTGGCTTTTCTTTTGTTTCAAATCCACATTTATTACATATCCATTTTTGTTCCATAGTGCCACCTCTCTATAATAATTATATCACGGTGGCACTATAAATTCAAGAATATGCCTCGGAATATGGTATTTTCTTGCCGTCTTTCAATAAAAACACATCTGCATCCGAACCTTTAAAGTTGATATACCTTTGCAAAATGACGGAGCAATAATGCGGATCGAGTTCACACATGTAGCATTTTCTGTTTAACTGTTCACAGGCTATTAGTGAGCTACCACTACCGCCAAAACAATCAAGAATACTATCATTTTCCTCTGAAAAGTCTTTCAGTATATCTGCAAGCATGCCAACGGGCTTTTGTGTTGGGTGCACCCTTGTTTTGCCCTCTATTTCTCTGCTACCCTCACGGCATAAGCCGTTCCACAAGAAATGATACAGTTTCACACCCCTGTCGAAAGAAGTCCACGCAAGTTCAGCATCAGCAAAATTACCTGTATTCTGCTTATCCCAAACAATCCAACACCTTGAAGGTGGTAAAAAGTCTGTGAAATAATTTCCACCGAAGATAATCTGATTTTCTGTGCAAGTCAAAGCAACATCATAATTTGCCCTTGCCGTATCTGTTGTATCATCACCGATTATAGGAGCATACTCATTGCAATCAAGTATTTTATTCTTGCCTTTTTGCCCGTATCCGACTTTGCCTTTACTACCAAAAGGTTTATCGCCACCCACCTTTTTCTCAACAGATACAACACTTATGCCATAAGGAGGGTCTGTCAGAAGTAGTTTAGCCTTTACCCCAGCCATAAGCCTGTCAATAACCACAGGGTCTGTGCTGTCGCCGCAGATAAGCCGATGCGATCCGAGTTGCCAAATATCACCAAGTTTGCACCTGGTTTCAACATCAATGGGTGTTTCATCTTCTTCAACTTCGGTATCATCTTTTACTTCCGGAAGATTCCAATCTACATCATAACCATCGAAATTGATCTCGGGTATATCTTCGGCCAAAAGATTAAAATCCCATTCTGATTCATTCAGCTTATTATCCAGGAGCCTCAATTTATTTGCTTCTTCTGGAGTAAGATCTTCAAGTTTAACAATCGGAACTTCTTCTATCTTTAACTTCTTACAAGCCGCCAATCTGCAATGGCCGATAATTACATTATTATCCTTATCGACTACAATCGGTTGAACCATACCAAATTCAGATATGGATTGCGCAACATTATCGATCTGTTTTTTATCGTGCTTTTTTGCATTTCTCACATAAGGTATTAAGTCATCAGTTTTTAACATTATATAACTCGGTTTATTTTCGCTTTTCATATCAAAGTCCTCCTGATGACATTATAACACATTTTTTATAAAAAATGAAGGTGTTCAGTAAATGTTCACTAAAGTATCACTAAATAGGAAACTTTTAATTTACTGATACAGGTAAAAGCGTGTATTTATGCGGATTTAAAGGAAACGTGCAATAAATATCACTAATTTTCCCCTATAATAATATATTTCTCTATTTTTTATATATTTAATACATATTAATATATTATATAAATATTTATTTTTTTAAAGAAAATTAGTGAACAAGTGAACAGAAACATAAAAAAGCCTTATTTTACAAGGGTTTGAAGGTGTTCACTAATTGTACAGTAAGTATCACTAAATATCACTAAATTAATGAACAGATAAAAACACAAAACTAAAAAATAAAAGTTTTATCAAAATTAGTGATACTTGCTGATACTTTCTGCACACTAAAGTGTAAAAGTAAAAAATAAAGTACAACAAGCACTTGATAAATTTTATAAAAAGTTTTATAATAAATTATATAAAACACGAAGGGAGGTGCTACTATGACCAACATCAGTATCTATGATTCGACCGCAAAAATGTTAGAAGATTATTGCGATATGCACGATGCAACAATAGCGGAAGTGATCGATTCGTTAGTGGAAGAAATGGTGGAAGAAGATGAACAATAATAAATGTATATGGTGCGGCAAAGAAATC